GTCTTCGGAGTCTTCGGAGTCGTCCTCGGGGTCTTCGGAGTCGTCCAGCGCTCTGCTGATTTCTTCCTCGTTGGCGGCTGCCCAAAGTTCGACCGCTGCCGAGACATAGGTGCACGCCATCTGTGCCCATCCCTGCCCATTGGTGTCGGGCAGTTGGCCCATTGTGTCTTCGATGTACTGCAAGATCTGGTCGCCGTGATAGGTCATCGTCTCGAGTGCGTTGCTGTACGTCACGGCAGGCATGTAAGCGCCGCTCTGGCATCCGCCTTGGATGATGGCGGCAACCGTTGCGCAGTCGATGTCCTGTTCGATCCAGTTCGGCACGTCGATGTCGAGAGCGGAGACGGGCGATTCGTGATCCCAAAGGTTTGCCATTGCTGTTTCCTTAGATTTCTCTGAAAAGGTCGGTTTGAATGGTGGCGCCGGCTTGCGATGCGGGCGCAGGAGAAGCGATTGGCGCAGGGTTCAGTCGGACGAGTCGGGCACTACCTAGCGGCGATCTGGGCGCTGGCCAAGTCGACGCGCTCGCCTGTCGTCGTGTCTACGATGGCGGTCGGGATGTAGCTAGATTGCCCGTTTGCGCGCTTGACGGCGCGCTGGTGCTGCCGGTCGGCTCACCGGTCGAGCCGTCTCTGAACCCAGGCCATAGATTTTTCGTCCGCGTCCTCGAAGCTCACGCTCGTCAAACCCTGCTCCCCGGTGTCCATGCGCTGCGCCCACGTGTCGGTGACGCGATATCGACCGCAGTGCGCGCAGACCTCAGTGATGATCACGCCGCCGCCGTGGCCACAGACGCCAGGGTTCTCCTTGCACCCGCCGAGCACGCTGTATGGGGTCTCCCACTCGTGGTCGCGATCGCCCTCACACTCCGGCTCGTCCGGCTCGATCGTGACCGTTTCGCTGTCCAGCTCGCCCGTGACGAGGTTGCGTGCGCCGATATCGATCCACCGACTGGACTCCACGAAGTCATAGTCCAACGGGCTGAAATTGTCGCGCGCCTCGGTGAGCGCGTCATTGATCGACGTGGCCCAGACCGTGTCGTACGGCTGATCGCACTCGATGAGGCTGTATGGATACTCCCCGAGTTTTTCGCACAGCGCGTCGGCGATGCGCTCACTTTGCGCGTCGTTGTTGTTGCGGCAAAGTTGCAGGACCAAGGTCTTGCGCTGCTCAATGATGGCTGGGTCGGTATAGCGAATCATCTTGATCTCCTGCCCCTGATGCCCCCGAGGCGCGGCGTGATCGGTATCGACCACTGAACGATCCTTGTCACCACATACCCGATCGGAAGGGCGCTTTCAGGTCAGAGAAACTCGCGGGCGATCCCCGCGAGATGGAAACCGAGACGGCCCGTGCGGGCCGCCAGAACCGCGTGCAGAAGCACGCGGCCGCAGCGGCGGCACGCGGCCGCCGCCCAGAAGGACGCCGGCCACGACAGACCGGCGGCGTGAAACTGCCTCATCGTCATGTCCAGCCTCCCTTCGGGAACGGTAGTAGTGCGTAGGACTGCACGGTACTGCTCTAGTGCACGATGACAATACCCAAAACATGGTATTAGCCGCGTACGTTAGGCGGATGCGGGGTAGGATGAGAGCGGCCGGGACATCGCGTGGCCGCGCGCGTCTCGCCTGATCGGGACTTACCGGCTCTTTCTCTTTCACCATCAGGGGTGATCCCATGCCTAGCAGAGTGATACGCGCTGGCTTGCTCTCGAGCGAGACGGTGAGCGCGCTGCATGACCGAACATTCCGGCTGTTCGTCGCGCTGATCCTGACCGCGGACGACTACGGTCTGGTCGAGATCGGGTACGGACCGATCAGAGAGGCGACCGCGTTGCTGGATGGGTGGAACAGGGAGTTGGTCGCGAAAATGCTGGCCGAGCTAACCGATTCCGGCCTGATTTTGCCGTATGAATCAGGCGGAAAAAGGTATGCGGCACTCGCGAAGTGGAAGAGTCACATCAACATGCGCTCACCGCGATGCCCGATTCCATCATGGGGGATGACTCATATCGTCGGAGTCTATGGCTTCAAAGACGCAAAAACGAGGATAGATTCCTCACACCATTTCAAGCACTTAGGCTTGTGCAGTGGTCCACCAGTGGGCAACGAGTACACCCCCAGTGGTGCCGCAGTACACCACCAGTGGGGCACGAGTACCCCACCAGTGAACGAAAAGGTAAGAGGTAAGAGAGAAAAGATAAAAGAAAAGACACGTCTATCGGAAAATCTCACAGCGAGATGGGTCTGCCCTCCTGACGTAGACCCTGCAGCCTGGAGAGATTGGATGGCCGTGAGGAGAAAGAAAAAAGCCGCAACAAGTGAGCGAGCACTAACGTCAGTCCTGGCAAAGCTTGAGCAGGCCAGAACCATGGGAATAAATCCCTCATCTCTCGTCGAGAAATCCGCTGACCACGGATGGATCGATCTGTACCTGCCAGATAATCGAAACGGATCCGCATCACGGCCAGTGCCTCAACACGCACCGCAGCAATCGATGTCAATGTGGGATACGTCCGGGGCGTTGGATCAGGATGGCAATCAAGTGGCTATCGTTAACAAATCTCAGGTGTGATCGATGGACGCTAAAACAGCCGCTGAGATTGCTGCTCTCCCTAGCATGCAAGCTCTGCCTCTGAAGCGGCGGTTTTTTGCACTCGCGTACGTTCGCTCTCAGAATGGCTCCGAAGCAGTCCGAGAAGCAGGCTACAAGCAGGATCGCAGCCCTGCGTCTAAAGGTGGGCAGGTAAGTAGCACGGCTGGCCGCCTCCTAAGGGACCCTTCGGTAGCTGCTGCCGTGCGCGAGGGGCTCGATCTGAAATGGCGTGCGATCGCTATGGGTCCAGACGAGCTAATTGCGAGGGCCTCTCGCATAGCTCGGCATGATCATCGGCGCGTGATCGATGCGATCACATCCGGAGGCGCATCGGCGCTAGCGACGATTGATGACGACACTGCGGAGGCGCTGGGTGGGGTAAAGATCCGTGTTGAGAAAGACAAACACGGAGCCGTCAAGGCGGAGACGGTAGAGATCAAGCAGGCGAGCAAGATTGCCGCGATCGAGCTGCTGGCCAAGTACCATCGCCTACTGCAGGCTGACGTGAGCGCGGATGACTTCGGCGTGTGCTTCGCGCAGGCGATGGAGCGCGCTGCGCGTCGGGCGAGTATGCGAGACGCAGCAGAGCAAGCGGATGATGCGGTGGTCGTCGAGCGAAGCGCTGTTGCGTCAGGCGCTGGCGATGCGTTCGCCGATGGTGTGGCGCCGGATGGTGTGGCGCCGGCAAACGGAGAGACAACATGATGATGATCGAGAGACTCATTCTGGCTGCTGTGGTCGCTGTCGCGCTAGCACTCGCTGTGGCTGCTGAGCCTGACGCTCCATTCGCCGTCCTCGAGCGGCCTGGCGACGATCGAATCGAGTTCTACTCGTCGCCCGGTCCGCACTGCCGTGGGCCGGGAAATCGCGTCGTGTGGCAAATGCGTGACTCGCCTGACGTGGCCCTGCCATACACTCCTGGCCAGCGCATCGAGGGGTGCTGGATCGAGCACGATGGCGTGGTCTACATGGGATTCATGGACGGCACGCAGTACACCGCATCCCCGCGGATCTTTGGCACGCGCATGTGACTCCGCAGGCGCGAGTACCACTCCATGGTGAGCGAATTCGCAGCGCTCGCCCACGCCTAGATAGCGCACCTTTGGCTTGGCGGCTGCTTCTGCCCGTAGCTTTGCTAAATCTCCTCATCCATGCGCCTCATAGCGATCCTGCAGCACGTCGAGCACGATCGATTCGTCTAAGTCCGGCCGCTCACTCGCGTACCAGATGTGCATCAGCGCAGCCCGCTCATAGCCGCGCGCCTTCTGAGACTTGATGACCGCGGCGCGCTTGGCATCGCCCTTGAGCGTGAATTTAATCGGGGTCATTTTCGGGCTACTTGACACCGCACGAATTTCGTGTATAGTCCGGGCTGTGGTCGATAACCGATCACACACCAGCCGGCGGTGAGTAGCCGAGCAAGGAGAGTGAGATGAGCATCCCGACCTTCGACCGCGGCCCGATCGCAGCCAACCTGGACGACGCCAAAGAGGCGATGCGTCAACGGCTGCTGGCAGGCGAGACGATCAGCTATGAGGACGCAGACGAGATCGACGATATGCGCTGGGATGAGCTGCGGCGCGACATGAATATCGTCGAGGAGCCCGGCGACGGCTACCGGCTCGCGATAACGGTCCCGCGCTGACCAATGCCGCAATTTCCACGTCGATCCGCCCGCCCGATGGGACCCGAGTCCTACCGGGCGGCGGCGCACCGGCTGCGCAAGATCGCCGACGCCATTGAGGCGCGCGCAGAGTGCGCCACCCCACCGCAGCGCGCCGGCATGACCAACCGCCTGCGCACGGCATCGCACACGATCCGCGTACTGCTGGCGCGGCACCTCGGGCGGCCGGTGTACGCCCCGCCGGAGGCAAACATCGACGCGGACGGAATGATCTATGGACCACCCGAGCCCTAGCGACATCCGCGACGCCCGCGCTGCGGCCGGCCTCACGCAAACCGAGGCCGCAGCGGTGATCGGGTATTCGCTTCGCGGATGGCAGGACCTCGAAGCCGGCCTCGGGCGCATCAACTCTGTGCTCTGGGCAGCCTGGCGCATCCGCGTCGGGCTTGATGCGCCCGAGTCGATTCTCACCGCGTAGTCCTGCGACTGCCGGCAAACACCAAACCCCACCACGCATCACGCACCCGCGGCGCTCCGCTTGCGCACCTCGCCGCACCCGCCTAGCATCACGACCGCAGCGCCAACCGCACGCATGAGGGCACCGTGCCACAGACCCCCCCACCACCCCCGTATGCCCGCCCGAAACCGATGGGGCCGCCCCCCTTAAAACAGTGACCCCCCCGTATAAAAAATCCCCAATTTCGTCCTCTGGCCTTTCTTGTGCGCAGCACCATCCCATCAAAGATCTGGATCAACAGCAAGGCTAGGGAATCTCTTGCGAAGAGGCTTGAGACCTCTGGCAATTGGCAAATCGAGCGCACGTATCTGAACCCGCCCAATCACTACCGTGAAGATTCTCCCTTGATTATCCCAAACCATGTTCTGACAAACGAACCCGACCCGAAGGTTGGTTGGTAGAGTAGCCATGCCGTGGCAACCCGGAGACGCTGCGCGGCACACGAAGAAGGCACGGTCGCCGAAGGCGAAGCGGCAGTGGTCGAAGGTGGCGAATTCTGCGTTGAAGCGCGGGATGAGCGAGGGCTCGGCGGTGAGGCAGGCAAACGCAGTCGTGAAGAAGAGGATGAGCCGATGAATTCTTTGCGCGATGAGGTCGAGTCCGATCCAGACATAGATCGGGAGTTGCTTGCGCTGCGGCGTGATCTACGCGTGCTGCGGTGGAAGTTCGCGCTGCGAGGCGCGACGGTTGCGCTGCTGCTCGTCGCCTTGTTCTGCATGGCACTTGCGTGGCCGAGTCTCGGATCGGCGCAGACAACGCTGCTGCAAGGGTGCATCCCGGGGGTTGCGCCGACAGCGACGTACCCCAAGGTCGCCAAGCCGGCCGACGAGCCGTATCTGGTGTGGCGCACGTGGGGGTGGGGAGCGTACTGGTACTGCCTGGATCCGGAGACTGGGAAGTGGAGCGTGTCGTACTCGATCGGCGTGTACGCTGATGTGTTGACGTTGCTCGCGAGCGGCGAGGGGCTGGAAGACGTTTACCGGGCGGCGAAGAACGATTTCGATGCTGCATCAACGCCGGAGAGCAAGCGCGCTGTGATCGATGCGATCGTGGCGCGGTTTTCGAAGACGCCGTGGCAGTCGTGCCGGCATGCGATCGACAACGACATTCAGCCGTACAGAGGGTACTGCGAGGATGTGAGGCGAGTCGCATGCGGGGTAACGACTCCTGTCGGTGAACGCTGCAACGCGATGCCGGCGGATCTGCCGGCACCTGGGACGGAGGTGTGGAAGGTGCGGTCGCCGGGTCCGAGGATCGTCTACACGGTGGTCAACGGCAGGCGTGGACCGGTCACGAGCCCGGCGCAGTACGTGGCGGTTGGCACGGTGTGTGACCAGACGGTGAGGATCGACGAGCGGCTTGGTTCTATCGTCATCACGTACATGGGCGTGCCGGGCGGCGTAGCGGTGTGCGGTAAGCAGTGACGCAATGATCATGGCGATCACTGCGTCTCAGCAGTTCTCGGTCCTTGGCGTCGAAGAGGCTCTGGACCGTTTCATCAACGCAAGCGAGCTCAGGCTCTTGGGAGCAATCATGGCAGCGAAAGAAGATATCCTGCGGGAAGTCGCTGAGACCGAAGCGAAAGTCACGGAGATGGCTGGCAAGGTCGACGCGGCCGTGCAGTTGATCGCCGATCTGAAGGCGGCTTTGGACGAAGCCGCGGCCAACAACACCGGACTCACTGCGGCCGAAGTCCAGGACATGGCGGCCCGGCTGGACGCGGCGCAGACGGCGATGAGTTCGCAGGAGCAGAAGCTCGACGATGCTGTGGCGCCGGCAGCGCCGGTGCCGTAGGTTTCCTCCTCCACCCATGTCCTACGTCGATGTCGCGATCGAGGCCGTACGCAAGGCTGCGCGCGAGCGGCAGGCCGCGGAGGTTGGCGATGGTTTGGAGCATCCCGAAGGCACGCTCCCCGAGGCCCTGGAAAAAAAGCGCCAGGAGTTCGGATTGACACAGGCTGCCTTCTCCGCGCTTATCGGCACGAACCCCAAGCACTACCATGATATCGTCGGCGGCCGACGCAACCTCACGCTGGCGCAGGCTCGCCGTGCGCACAAGCTCGGCATCGACGCCGAGACGATCCTAGGATGACTGAGGACATCGCTCGCCTCTTCCAGCACCGCGCTGGCAGGTTCGCTATGTTCAAGACCGTGCCGCCGCAGGTGGCGGAGAATCTCAGCAGAGCCGTTCAGAGCGTGAAGATGATCGACCGTGGTGATCATTACGAGATCTTGGGCTGGTGCAAGGCCTTCGATCCGGTCGAGCCAGGCGCGCCGCTGCCGGCGTATCGCTGCACTTTCGATCCGCAGACGTTTGAGTTATTCTGGGAAAAGGAAGCGGTAGACCGCGCGGGAGACGATGATGGACTACGGCAAGAAGATCCCGTCAGGGAGCAAACCTGATCCTCTGCGCGTGCGAGCGCTGGGCACCGGCGAGGGTCCAGGATCCGGCGGGATGGACGTTCGTCACGTGATGAGCAGAGGTTTCGCCAGGATGCAACGCGTATGCAGAACGATGCCGGAACGCCAAGCCAACGCAGCCCAAGGCTCGGCCGCGGCCCAAGTCGCGTTCTGCAAGAAGTCCTGACGCAGAACAACCCCAACGCGCTCCGCGTTGATTCGCCGGCCGGCAAGATGACGCCGGGGGAACTGGCGAAGTATCTCCGTCACAACTTTGAGTTCGACCCGCTCGGGTTCGTCGAATTCGCCTATCCATGGGGCGAGGCCGGCACAGCGCTCGCTGGGCATAGCGGGCCGGACCGTTGGCAGAAGCAATACCTGAAGGACCTAGGGCGAGACCTCGAGGCCGGCGGCGACAATGGAGCCGTGATCCTGCAGGCCTGCAAGGCGGCGCACGGCGTCGGCAAGTCCGCTCTCATCGGCTGGATCTGCGGCTGGGGGATATCGACGCACCCATACCCGCGCGGCACCGTGAGCGCGATGACTGAGCCGCAGCTGCGCACGAAGACCTGGGCCGAGGTCGCGAAGTGGCACTCGATGTGCGTCGCCGCGCCGGCGTTCAGGCTGTCAGGGCGGGAACTCACGCTGGCCACCCGGGATCAGGCCATGCTGCGGACGTGGCGCTTCGATGCCGTGGCGTGGAACAAATCCGACTCATCGGCGTTCGCCGGCCTGCACAACCAAGGTCGCCGCGTCATCATCATCTACGACGAGTGCGCGGAGATCGTCGACCCGATCTGGGAGGTCTCCGAGGGCGCGCTGACGGACGACAAGACGCAGATCATGTGGCTCGTGTTCGGCCAGCCCCTGCGCACCAACGGGCACTTCTACCGGTGTTTCCAGCCGAAGAGCCGCTGGCGGACGTACACCGTGAGCGGCATCGAGTCACGATTCACGAACAAGGGCCTAATCGAGCAGTGGCGCAAGGAGTACGGCGAGGACAGCGATTTCTACCGCGTGCGGGCATTGGGCCAGTTCCCGCGGTTCGGCCTCAACAACTTTATCTCTCCCGAGGTCGTCGCTAACGCGCAGAACCGCCTGCACCACCCCAACGCGATCGAGCGCTACCCGAAGATCATGGGGCTGGACCCGGCGGCATTCGGCGACAATTTCTCGGTCCTGACGATCCGGCAGGGTCCGGCGGTCATCTTCCAGAAGGCGTGGTCCGGGCTGGACGGTCCGGACCTAGCGTCCCGCGTGGTCGACGAATGGCACCGGCACCGCGATGTAGTTGAATGCTGCGTCGATCGCATCGGCATCGGCCAGTCGGTGTGCGACGCGCTTGCCCGCGTGCCAGGGTTCCCGCTGACGCCCGTCAACGTGTCCCTGCCGGCATCCGAGGACCAGACCTACCACAACCTGCGCGCGCAACTGTGGGGGAAGATGCGGAAGTGGTTGGAAGATCAAGGCTCGATCCCGCAGGCCGACGACGACCTGGCCGCCCAGCTCTGCAGCCTGGACTACGGCTTCGACGGCAAGAGCCGGTACCAGATGGAGAGCAAGCGGGACATGAAGGATCAGGGCAAGAAGAGTCCGGATAAAGCGGATTCCCTTGCGTTGACATTCGTTCCTGATAGCATCCTGCGCGTGCCGGCCCGCATGGCGCATGCGCGCCCGGTCGAGCGACGTACGCGCGTGTTCTGAGGAGACCCTGAGGAGGCCAATGGACAACCAGCATCGCCAGATCAAGGGCTATCGCGACCTGTCGCAGGCCGAGATCGATGTCATGAATGAGGTCAAGACCAAGGCCGCCGAGGTTGGTGCTCTGGTCGAGAAGCTGCGCGGTATGGTCGGAATCCCGGGCAGCGCCGCTGCGATCGACCAACGCTGGATCTCGATTGGCGCCACGCACTTGCAACAGGGTTTCATGGCGCTCACCCGCGGCGTTACCAGGCCCGATTTTTTCTGAGGATCTCCCATGATACGTCTCCTGCTCACGTCTATCATCGCAGCCCTGGTCGCACTTCTGGCCGCCCTCCCCGCATCGGCCGGCGATCGCAATCGCGACCAGCGAAAAGACAAACCAAAGTCGCCGCCCGAGACGACGGCACCTGCCACGAGCGACGGCCGCGACCACGACCTGCGCGCCATTGTCGGCTTGGCCATCGTCGCCGGCATCGCCTACGTGATCTACGAAAACAACCGCGAGACGGTGACGCTGAAGAAGTCGGACATCGCCGACGCGCCGATGCTTGTTTACGAGCGGAGATTCTGATGAGCAAGACGGAAAAGACGCAGAACCGTTACAAGGTGCCTCAACGACAGTGGCGCAAGTGGAGCGAGCAGGAGCGCTTCGTGTTCAACGAGATCTACGGGTCGACCGTGAAGAACCAGGCGATTCTCGGTCATCCCCAGATGGATGCGATCTCGCCAGCGTTTTGGAAGACGCTGTGCTGGAACTTCGCGTGGCTTGCCTCCGACGCGGCCAAGGACTTCCGCAAGCGCGAACCCGTGCTGCCGGGCGGCATGACTGTCCAAGATATCACACGTACCGGGCGAGTTACGCGCGAGCAGAAGATCCGTGCGCCTGCCATGCATTGATGCGATCTAAGCCCGACCGATGGCGCACCTTCAAGCGATCGAGACCAAGCCGCGCCTCGGCGATGCGCTCGGCGTCATCGACAAACTGCGCGCCGATGTCGAATCGGGCCGCATCATCGCCTTCGCTGCTGTCGGTATCACGCCAGACGATGATTCCCTGGCGTATTCGTCGTCGACGCGTCGACTCACGCGGCTGCGCCTGCAGGGCGGCATCGCCCACCTGCTGCACTGCTGCTGCGCCGGCGAGTTGGACGCGGACAGCGAGACCTGAGTCATGATCCAAAATCAGGCGCTCATCACTGGCTCGCGCGCCGCCGGGATGTCCTCGCGCGATTCCACGGTTCACCAGCAGTCGCGTCCCAATCCTTTGATTGGCTACCGCAGCAACCGGCAGATCGATGAGGACAGGAAGAAAGAGGCCGAGGAGAAGGAGAAGAAGCCGGAACTCGACTACGCCGAATACGGCCCGCTCGCCGCCCACATCCGCAAGGCGTGGGAGCGCAACAAGATGACGAAGCTCAGGGTCCAGGAGCGCCTGCTCGCCAACCTGCGCGCGCGCCGCAACGAGTATTCGTCAACCGAAATCTCCAAGATGCAGGCGGCCGGCGGCATGAACTTTGTCTGGGTCGACCTGACGGAGACGAAGTGCCGCGCCGGATCGGCGTGGATCCGGGAAGTGCTCATGCCGGTCGGCGAGCGGCCGTTCATGGTCGAGCCGACACCGTTGCCGGACATCCCGCCGGAACTCAAGCAAACGATCCTCGCTAAGGCTCTGAACGAGGCGAAGGCCGTCATGGCGAACATGATGCAGGCCGGCGGCGGCGTCATGGATCGCGCGCAGTTTTCGCAGGTTGCAGACGAGGCGAACGAGAACCTGCGCGACGAGGTTCACGACCAGTACATCAAGCGCGCGCGCAAGTACGCCGAACGCATGGAGCAGAAGATCGCTGACGACATGGCCGAGGGCGGCTGGGAAGTGGCGATGGACGGCTTCATCGAGGATTTCGTCACGCATCCGGCGGCGGTTCTCAAGGGGCCATTCATGGCCCGCAAGAAGAAACTCGCTTGGGCGCCAGGCTGGAAACCGATCGTCATCAACGAGCCGGTGCGCCAGTGGAAATGGATCGACGTGTTCGACGTCTACCCCGACCAATCCTCGATCGACTGCCAGCGCGGCAACTTCATATATCGGGAAAGATTCACGCGGCAGGATCTCTACGACCTCATCGGAGTTGAGACATACAAGGAAGACCAGATCCGCCAAGTCCTGGACCTGTACTCCGAGGGTCGCCTCGAATCCTGGATGTGGTCGGAGTCGGAGCGCCGCGAGCTGCAAAACCAGACGCTCTTCAACTTCCTGTCGCCGCAGGGGATCATCGACGGGCTCTGTTTCTACGGATCGGTGCCGGGCTGGATGCTGCTCGACTGGGGGCTCAAGGTCGAGGAGGTGGACGATCCACTGAAGGACTACGACATCGAGGCCATCCTGATCGGCCAGTTCGTCGTCCAGTGCTCAGTCAATCGCGACCCGCTCGGTCGCCGTCCGTTCTGGAAGGCGAGCTACGACGCCGTGCCTGGGTCGTTCTGGGGCAACAGCATCCCGGACCTGGCTCGCACGTGCCAGAAGATGTGCAACGCCGCGGCGTCCGCGCTTGCGGACAACATGGGCTGGTGCTCCGGACCGATGGTCTGGGTGCATTCGGATCGGCTCGCCGACGGCGAGTCCACGATCACGCTGTTCCCGGGGAAGGTGTTCCAGCTCAAGAGCGATGCATCGCAGGGGGTGAATCCTGGCGTCGGCTTTTTCCAGCCCGATGCGAACGCGAAACAGCTCTCGGAGCAGATTTCCTTCTGGGACCTGCGCGCCGATGACGCGACGGGGATTCCGCGGTACACCTACGGCAATGAACGAGTCGGCGGCGCGGCCAACACGTACTCCGGGCTGGCCATGCTGATGAACAACGCGGCGAAGGGCTTGCGCCGCGCGATCAGCAATGTCGACATTCACGTCATTCAGCAGACGGTGTACTCAGACTTTCTGCTCGAGATGATCCACGGCAAGGACGATTCGGTGAAGTGCGACGCCACCATCAGCCCGCGTGGCGCCGCAGCGATCCTGGTGAAGGAAGCGGCGAACCAGGCGCGCATGACGTTCCTGAATATCGTGTCCAGCAATCCGGCGCTGATGCAGCTGGTCGGTCAGGAGCGCGTCGCCTATATCCTGCGCGAGGTCGCGAAGTCGCTCGATATCAGCCCGACCGACGCGGTGCCGAGTGAGCAGGAGGTGCGGGCCCAGATGCAGCAGATGCAGGCCCAGCAGCAGGCGATGATGGAGGCCGAGCAGCAAGCGCGCGCTAAGGAAATAGAGATCAAGGAAGCTGAGACCGCCGGCAAGCTCGATCTCGAAAGAGCAAAGATAGAGCTGGAGCGCTCAGAGAACTCCGCCGATCGAGCCGATCGAGCCGTTCAAGCATTGGCAAGGGACTCCAACAACGAACAGCAGCGCAAGCCGCGGGCGCTGCGCCACACCTACAATGCGGACGGGGACATCGTGTCTTCCGAGGTGGTTGACTAGGTAGGTTGATTGGTAAGGCTTACTCGCAAGGAGAAGAGAGATGCCTAGCTTCAAATTTTTCGACAAAACTTTGGGTCGGATCGGCGATGGATCGATCGACTTGGACACGAACCAGATCTGGGCGTACCTGAGCAACACGACGCCGAACAAGGCTCTCGACAACTACCGCTCCGATTTGGCCGACATCGGCACGCAGAATGGCTATACCAACGGCGGCCAACAGATGACGGGCGTCACGTGGACCGAGGAGGCGGGTAGCCCCCAAGGCGTCTGGGTACTCGATTGCGCGAACTTCTCGTGGACAGCCTCCGGCGGCAACATCGGCCCAGCACGGTACCTGGTCTTCTATGCCAAGGGGGCTGGATCACCAAACGAGTATCTCCTCGGGTTTGTGGACAACGGAGCCGAGTTCACGATCACCGATACCAACTCGCTGAACGTGACGGTCGCGAACGGCCTGTTCGAGAACAAAGCGACTACGTAGTAGTCGGCGACTCGCCGCTAAGATCATGGGTGGCCTGCGCATCACGATTGGCGCACCGTTGCCAGGCCTCAGGGGACTGGACTTCCCCGGTGTGTCTGCGTCTAACGACGGCGCAGACACGATCAAGTTCGGATGGAAACCGAGTTGGAACAGCGCTGTCGGGCCGATTTCCCCATACCCAGCGACGGTGATGTACAAGGGTTTCCCTAGAGACTATGGCGCAAGTAACTCTAAGTACTGGACCGCATTTTTCTACGGCAACAACGGAACTTTCACTTGGTCGAGCGGCGCCGGCAAATGCTATTACGGCGCGCACCCGTTTCCTGATGCGCCTGAAGGCACGGACACATGGTGGGAGATAGCCTGCGATGGGGCTGACGACACGAACGGTTTCACCACGGACGTTGTCTACGCACAGTGGAACTCGTGCGTTTTTCGTTGCCAACAAAACGGCGCGAACTGGGAGCACCAGTTCTACTACGACTATGCGCGCGCAGGTCTAACAACGGCGATCGAGTTTACGTCGACAGATGCTGGCTATGGCTCGACGCTGCCGCCTAATCCATCGTTCTTTTGGGGCGATTGTCCGTGGCCGTTCAACGCGGGTCCCCCGAAGACCGGGGAGGGTCATGAGATCTGGAACGGGTACCTGCGAGGATTCCAGATCTATAACTATCGCCTAAGCGACTCACAGATTGCCGCAGTAGCCAACTTAGAGACGGATGCGGCTGTGCTGTCGGCATGTTCTGCCAACGGCATGGCGGTGCCTTGGTACCTGAATATGAATCCGACGCCTAGTGACATCGCAGACAAGAGCGGCAACGGCAACCATCCGGCTTGGTACAACACAAACCGTCCGACTCTCTGGGCAGGATAGGTAGGGCCGAAAATGGCTCTAAGTAACGCCATCAAGCGACGCATCGCTCAGCGCATCGATACCCTGCTCGGCGGTGACGGCACACGTACGGACTTCAGCGGGGCGGTTGCTGATGCCGTCTCAGCGATGCAGGCGGCCGGGTGGCAAGTCGTCGACGGCAGAATTGCTCGCCGTTTCGCCCATACCGTAACCCGCGACGCCGCGCATCAAGCATATGTCGAGCGTCTTGGTCAGGTGCAACCTGGCCAGAACACGTATGAGCAAGTAGTTGCGCAGGCGTTTGAAGCGCGAATCGGCGATCAATTTCGTGAGGTAGACGGCGGCGCGGTATCGACCATCAGCACGGTGGAAGAAGCCCGCGCCGTGGCGTTGCTCTCGGCTCTACGAAAGCGGCCCATACCATCGACTTGGCTGCGGTGGCTGTAGATGGCCTTCGGCGACATTATTCAGACCGCCGAAGGCGCGAATAGCGGCGCTTCGCTCTCGGTATCGTTTGGCTCAACGCCTGTATCTGGCAACCTGCTCATCGCCGTCCACATGACGGGCGCTGACGCGAGCAATCAAGTCGCGAGCGGCGGCAACAACTGGGCATCGGCGGTCCACTGGCAAAACGCGACAGAGGCGGACGCTGCCCGCGCGTGGTCGCGGATTGCCGGCGCGTCGGAAGCAACATCAGTCACGGCCACGCCGTCAGCGAATGACGAAAACGGTCTAGTCATGTTAGAGGTCGAGGGGCCGTGGGAAACGGCGCCCGTCGACCAGACGACCAACAACGGTCGCGACGCCAGCGGCACGACGTACGTTTGCGGCCCGACTGGAACGCTCTCACAAGCCGATGAGTTTGCTATCGGCGCCGTCTACACCAGAGCCACGGACAACGCCAGCGTGGCGAATACGAGTTGGTCTGACTCGTTCCTTGAGAGCGATGCTCTAAGCATCGCATCCTCTAATAAGTCCATCAGCGTAGCGACGAAACTGCTTGCGTCGACCACGCCCGTTGATACGACGTTTACTTTTATTAGTTCCACGGTCAGTCAAGGCGGGATCGTCACTTTCAAGAAGCAAGCGGCTGGCATTGCCATCGATGTCGAACGTGGCCGCGCATTGGCAACAGGTCGGTCCGTCCTGCTCGCCGCTGAGCTGGCGGTGGATCGCGGCGCGGCGGCAGCGGCCGGCCGCGAGGTGGATCTTCTCGTCACGACATCGCTCGAGATTGAACGTGGCCGCGCCGTGGCCACTGGCCGGACGGTCGATCTCGTCGTTGACCAGGACTTGGCGCTTGACATCGAGCGCGGGCTGGCGGCTGCAACCGGCAGGACGGTTCTCCTGGAGGCCGACCTAGCTGTGAATCGTGGCGCAGCGGCGGCGGTTGGGCGAGAGGTCGATTTTCTCATCGAGACATCGGTCGAGCGCGGCCATGCTGAGGCTGCTGGACGCGCTGTTCTACTGTCGATCGAGCAGGGAATCACCCGGGGCGCGGCGCGAGCGTCCGGCAGGGAAGTCGAAGTCTCGCTGACGTTCCAGGTAGATCGTGGTCGCGCGTTCGCCACCGGCAGACAGATCGAGCTAACGGTCCCAACAGATGTTGATATCGCCGTCGAGCGCGGCCAGGCATTGGCGCGCGGCCGGCAGATCAGCCAGCAGATCAATCTCGCACTCGATCGCGGCCACGCCGAAGCAGCCGGCCGCAGCGTTGCGTTCATCGCAGAGGTCGAAGTCGAGCGTGGCCGCGCAACTGCCAGCGGTCGAACCGTTGATCTGGTGATCGACCAGGATGTACTGCTCGATGTTGAGCGTGGCCGAGCAACGGCGCGCGGTCGGGAAATCAGCCAGGCGATCAGCATCGTGCTTGAGGCCGGACGCGCCGAAGCCGCTGGGCGCACCGTACTGCTGGCGACCGACGTTGCGCTTGACCGCGGCCGAGCCGAAGCAGGCGGCCGAACAGTCGGCCTGGTCCTTGATCAGGATGTGACGCTTGACGTTGATCGCGGTCGCGCGGTCGCAGCCGGGCGCTCAGTGCTGCTCGCGGCCGAGCTGGCGGTGGATCGCGGCGCGGCGGCAGCGGCCGGCCGCGAGGTAGATCTTCTCGTCACGACATCGTTCGCGATTGAACGTGGCCGCGCCGCGGCCAGTGGCCGTGAGGTAGACATCACCGTCGGCGCCGACATCGATCTCCAGGTGGACCGCGGCATCCTGGACGCCACCGGTCGCGCACTCCGGTTCGAGACCGACATCATCGTTCAGCGCGGTGCGGGACGAGCGGCCGGTCGAGATATCGCACTTGACGTTGTGGGCGGGTTCTCTATCGACGTTGTGCGGTCGAAGGTTTTGGCTGCTGGGCGGGAGCTAGTGCTCGAGATCACGGTCCCGGCCGCCCCTCCAATCCCGGCGGTGGACGCGACGGAGATCGGACCGCGACGCAAGGGCAGGCTCTATCCGAACATCAGGTTCAAAAAACGCCTGGACGAGGACATGGAGCCCGAAGAACTCGTTCCGTCCAGCACGGCAGGAGTCGTCGAGCCGCCTAGCGTGGATCGTTCGGCTACGGGCCTCGTTCGTCCGGGTGCCGGATTGAAGGGGCGCGCTGCCCAGGCCACGCGCACGTCGCCTCCGCCTCCGCCTCCGCCTCCAGTCCCGCCAGCGCCATCCGGTGCTTCGATCGTAAATCGTGCGCGGCCGGCGCCGCCGCCGGTGCATGAGGACCTTTCATTCGACATCGAGCGCGGCGTTGCGCATCTTCCTTCTGCTGAAGAGGTCTTCCGCGCTCCCGCGCCATCTTCTACGGATTTGCTTCTGGCGGAGATTCACGCGCTGACTGCGGAGATTCACGCGCTGACATCCGATGGGCACGCGCAGCGCGCGGCGGAGGAAAAGGAGCGGCGTCGTGCAGAGCGCAACCGTGCGGCGATCGATCTCGCTATCAAGACGTTGCTTGGCAAGTAAGTTCGCGCTAACCTCGCGCTCGCGAGGTCATCATGTTCCGGCACACCACAGAACACCTGCAAGCCATGGCGTCCGTTCTTCGGTCGCCTGGCGGACAGTTGTTCATGGAGATGCTGCTGGATATGGCCAAGCAAAAGGACCGCGAAGCGCGCAAGCTGGACGGTTCGATGTTGTACCGCGCGCAAGGGGCGGCGGATGCCTACGAGCAGCTTGCGAAGGACATGCATGCTGCGCTGACACGCCGGTCGCCCGCGCCTACAACTGCGTACACACCCGCCGAGCGACTGGTCGCCTGAGACCGGATTGACCCAATAGGCACACCATGACCACTGCAACCGAAGCGAGATTGCCCAAGCAAGTGCAAGCCGCTGCCGCGCGTGCGCGGCAGATTCTTGAAGAAAAGAAAGCCCAGCGCGAGAAGATCACGCCGCCGAACGGCGTCGAACTGATCGAGCACACCGAGGTCCCCATCCCGTCGCTCAACAGGGAGCCCGCAGCGGGCGCACAGCCTGCGCAGCCGCCCCCGGCCGCAGCCGACGATGGGAGAGACCTTGCCTATTGGAAGCATCGCGCGAAAACCCTGGACGGCGCCTTGAAGAGCGCAAAGGACAAACACGCGGCGATCGTTTCCGATCTGCAGACCCAAATCATCGCTCTGAAAGAGCAGTTGCGCGAGAGCCAAGAAAAACTCGCCGCTGCTGCGCCCATCAAGGTCGAGGACTACTTTAGCCCAGAAGAAGTCGAGGCCATGGGCGAGGGCGAGGCGCGCATCATTGCGTCGAAGCTGGCCGCAACCACACGGGATGCCGTCAAGGCTGCCCGCGCCGAACTCCAGGTTGCCGCTACGCCTCCGCCTGCTGCGCCGGCCGCGGCGGCAGTACCGATCTACGCGGCCACCGAGGACACGGCTGAACCGACGCCGGAGGACGAGTTCTGGAACGAACTCGATGTCCTTATGCCGAACTGGGAGCAGATCAACAAGGACAAACGCTGGCTCGCTTTCTGCGGGACGACTTATCGCGACACCGGGATGACGGTTCAAGAGTTGCTCGACGCCGCGCAGGCGAGGTTGAATGCGCGCGCCGCAGCCAATCTGTTCCGTGCATTCGAAGCCTCGCTGAATGTCATTCCGACGCCGCCGCCGCCGACCGCGCCTGCTGCGCGCAACGCTGGCGGACGCGAAAACGGCGGCGCTCTACCCCCGGCTGCGGCTGACGGCAGGCCAAGCCAGGCGGAGATCGCCGAGCACTTCAAGAACCGGAGCTTGTACTTCAACAAGCCTGCACATCCGAAGCACATCACGGAAGAGCAGGACAAGGCATTTCTCGCGCGGTTGAAATCCGCGTGATGAACGCGGCCAGCCACCCAACGAAAGGACACTGAAATGGCAGGCCCCCCGCTAGCAACTGGCATGTCCGACTACGGGCATGACAGCGTTACCCGTTATCAGCCCGAGGTTTGGTCCGGGCTCATGGTTTTGTAGAGATACTCGACCATGGAAAACCGACTCTGAATAACTGGAAAGCGAAAGCCAACCAGATCGAATCGCAAGGACACAGGAGCAAGCCTAATTGGCAAATCTGAGTCCGAAATACGTGGCCGGCTTTCTTGACGCCGATGGCTGTGTTGGTTTGAGTCCTCTTTCGGACAAGAGACCGAGGCTGTACACAACCTTCAGTCAACGAGCCGATCGCGATGAAGTGCTGCATATGATCCACGAGCAATTTGGTGGCGTGTTCGTCAATCGCGTTGTCGGTGATGGTAAGTACACCGACCTCACGCTCTCGGCGAGCGCTACGCTGATGATGCTGAACAGGGTCGCGCAACACTTGGTAATCAAGCGGGCATACGTGCATCGCTTGCTGGAACTGAGAGAGATGACCACGCAGCCGGACGAGCTGAGGAAGCAGATCAAAGAGGCGCGCACATTGCGAAGCCTTCCGATCCCCAACTTTCCAAGTCG